GAAGGCTGAAGCAATCAAAGCTGACGGCACAGATACATCAAGAGCGAGTAAAGTGGCAGATATGGAACGACGTGACCTGAACGAAAACTTTATGTGGACAGGTCATCAGCAAGCCCTTTACGCACAACTAGAAGACATCGCAGATACATTCGGTCAATTTGATCAAACATCAGGTGGCGATGGTGCGCATTACTTCACAGAGAACCCGTTCAAAGCAGAAGGATTGATGTGTTCCAACTGTGCGTTCTACGACGGTGCGCAAGCATGCGATCTTGTATCAGGTGTGATTCTGCCAGATGCGTTGTGCAAGTTTTGGATCATCCCAACAGACCTCATTCAAAGTCGTTCGGTACCATTAGACATACATCGACGACGACTCAATCTGCTCGCAGACATCTAATCAACAAGTTTGGTACGATATTCACATGACTGAAAAGGTTGAAACTCGTCGCATAACATCAAACGATTTTGAACTTCGTGCAGACCCACAGGGAAACGGCATGTCGTTCACGGGTTATGCAGCTGTGTTCAACTCTCCTTCAGAGCCTTTGCCGTTCACAGAACGCATTGCACCAGGCGCATTCTCTAGAAGTTTGAAGTCACGCAACAACGTGCGTATGTACATGAACCATGATTCAAGCATGCTTCTTGCCACAACCCGTGCCAAAACACTGCGACTATCTGAAGACTCAAAAGGACTGCTCGTTGATGCGTCCCTACCTGACACCACGATTGGTCGTGACCTGTCAGTGTTGATGAAGCGTGGCGATGTGAACTCAATGTCATTCGGTTTCTCTGTCCCTTCAGGTGGCGATGTCTGGTCGGACGATGGACAGTCCCGTGAATTGCGTCAGATCAAACTGTTTGAAGTAAGCGTTGTCACAGGATTCCCTGCGTACACAGCGACAGAAGCATCTGTTCGATCCTTGGATGCGTTGAGTGAGCGCACAGGAATTGATGCAGATCAACTAGCAGCAGCCATCACCACATTGGAATCAGGCAAAACATTGTCACAAGATCACGCAATGTTGCTTCGTGAGACTGTTGCAAAACTTGAGCCAGCACCACAGATCGCACCGGCATCTGTTGGCATCATGGCTAAGCACCTTGATTTGTTAAACAAAGTCATCTAGCATTTCGTCACTGCATAGTTGACGGAGCCGTCAGCGATGTTGCTGTATGTGGAGCCACATCAGGTTGAGAAGTAATACCTCCCTGCGTATCCCCAATTCATCAACTATCTGAAAGCAGAAAATCAAATGAAAGAATATCTAGACCGTCAAGTCGAAGTCCGTCAACGAGCATGGGACGAAGCCAAGTCAATCTTGGACAAAGCCTCAGCAGAGAAGCGTGACCTCACATCCGAAGAAACACAGACCTATGATCGCATCAACAAAGAACTTGATGAGCGAGCATTGACCATCAAGAAACTTCGTGAAGATGAAGCCCGTGAGCTTCGCATGGATGCAGCAACTCGTGAGATTGCTGATCAAGTCCGTCCGAACAACTCGGTACCAACACCAGTAGTTGATGACGCACAAATCATGCGTTCATTGGCTAAGGGCGAGATTCGTAGCGCATCGTTTGAGAAGCGTGACGTACTCAAGTCCTCAACTGGTTCACCAGTCCCAACATCGTTCTACGATCAAGTGATCACACTTGCCCGTATGGCAGCTCCAGTCCTTGCAACATCAACGGTGTTGAACACCAATGGTGGCGAGAACTTGCAGATTCCATCGCAGGCACAGTATTCAACAGCAGCAATCGTTGGTGAATCCACTGCAATCGCAGAGTCCGATCCAATCTTCAACAGCTTCATCACTCTCGGTGCATACAAGTACTCGTTCCTCGTACAAGTATCCCGTGAAATGATCGAAGATGCAGGCGTTGACATCTTGTCGTTCATTGCAAACCAGGCTGGAGCCGAACTCGGCTACCGTGTTGGTGCAGCATTGACCACAGGTTCAGGCACGAACCAGCCAAAGGGCATCGTCGCAGCATCAGCTGTTGGCGGTACCGCAGCAGGCACAGCAGTACTCGCAGGCAACGACCTGATCAACTTGTACTACAGCCTTGATGGCGCAGCTCGTAACTTGCCAGGTGTTGGCTGGATGATGAACGGAAAGACAATCGGCGCAGTTCGCTCGATCAAGTCCACCGACGGCATCTACCTCTTCAGCCCATCGTTGGCTGTTGATGTTCCTGACACTTTGTTGGGTCGTCAAATCTTTGAGAACCCATCAATGGCCGATCTTGCTACAACCAGCAAGAGCGTCATCGTTGGACACCTACCTTCGTACTACGTGCGACAAGTTGGTGGAATCAAGATTGATGTTTCGGATGACTTCGCATTCAGCGCAGACCTCCGCACGTTCCGTTGCACATTCCGTGTTGACGGCAACTTGCCACAAACATCACACGTCAAGCATCTCCTCCAGCCGTAAGGCTGAGGGGCTTGTTCCCTTACATCCCATAATTCCCCTAGGCTTAGGGTCGGTACGAACACGCAGGGCGTACCGACCCTATTTCTATTCCCCCCTGCGATCTGCGAAGGAGAAGGAAGTGAAAGATGCTCGTACTAGTCCGAGGCACACCGGTAGAACTACCACCCCAAGAAGCGCAGTTGCTAGTCCGAATGGGCGTGGCACAATACTTGGAAGTAGCAGACCTTCCAACAGAGACTCGTTACGAATCCTCTGGTACTCCAACGCCCCCTTCACCAACAGTGGGTACGGTCAGCAAACAGCGCAAATCATCCCAAGGCTCATCAAAGAAGGCAACGAAGTAGCAGTCCACGCAATGTATGGCCTTGAAGGGTCAACATCAATGTGGAATGGAATCAAGTTATATCCAAGAGGTTCAGCACCATACTCTGATGACATCACTGTTGCTCATTGGATGGATTGGGCAAACGGTAATAAGAATCTGCCACCAATCTTGATGACCTTGTTTGATGTGTGGGTGTTGCAATCAAAGTCTTTTGATCTGTGTCCCAACATTGCATCTTGGGTTCCGATTGATCATTCGCCATGTCCACCTGATGTGTTGTCTTGGTGCGCTCGACCAAATGTCAAACCGATAGCGATGTCCAAGTTTGGTGCATCAATGCTGGATCAAGCTGGCATAGAGAACTTCTATGCACCTCATGGTATTGAGTCTGATTTCAAACCAGGAAGAATATATACAAACGGTCAAACACAGGTGACAGGTCGAGAGATTATGGACATCCCTGAAGACAAGTTTGTTGTGATGATGAATGCAGCTAACAAAGGCACGAATCCTTCACGCAAATCGTTTGCTGAAAATGTGTTGGCGTTTGCTGTGTTCGCTAAGACACATCCTGATGCCGTTCTGTTTCTTCACACGGAACGTGATGGTGCGCAAGGTGGGATCAATTTGCCGGCGTTGATGGAAGCGTCAGGGTTGGAACCTGAGCAGTACAAGTTCATTGATCAGTATGCGTATCGGGCTGGATTTCCTCAGTCTGCGTTGGCTGCAATGTATTCGAGTGCTGATGTTCTGCTTGCTTGTTCTATGGGTGAAGGGTTTGGGTTGGCTGTGATTGAGGCTCAGGCTTGTGGTGTTCCTGTGATTGTGTCGGACTATACGGCTCAACCTGAGTTGGTTGGTTCTGGCTGGAAGGTTGATGTGCAACCGTTCTGGGATGCAGCTCAACGAGCATGGTTCTGCACCCCTCAGATACCTAGCATTGTGGATGCCTTGAGAGAGGCGTACAACGCTCCTAGGGGCGTGGATCAGGTGGCTGTGGACTTTGCCAAGGCATATCAGGCTGACGCTGTGTATGAGGCATATTGGAAGCCTGTGATGAAGGGACTTTCAGAATGGTGCCAGTCATCATCATCCCCGTCTTAAACCGATACGACTTGATGGAACGGGCGATCCGCTCGATTGATTACCCTGTTGAACGGCTCATCATCATTGACAATGGTGATGGGTATGACCCTGACATGTTGGCTTGGACTGCGCCTTGGCAACACATTCAGAACTGGTATTTGTGGCGTATGCCAACCAATCTTGGTGTTGCACCATCTTGGAATCTTGGCATCAAGGCGACACCTCATGCACAGGGCTGGTTGCTGTTGAACTCGGATGCATACTTTGAATCAGGTCAACTAGAACATTTCTATGCTGATTGTGAAGACAATATGGTTGTGAGAACGGAACAGAACTGGTCTTGTGTTTGGGTGGGTCAGGATGT